ACCCGAAAGTGCAGAAGATGGTTGGAAAAGAAAGTTTTGTCAAAGATGGAAAACTGGACCGGGAAGCTTTCACTGCCAAAATCCGGGAAGAGATTAAGGATTGGGAAAATTCCGGCATGAGCAAATCTGTTATCGGCACCACTACTTCCGACAGGGGAGTGGATGAGGAAGCAAAACTGGCCGAGAAGCAGAAGAAAACCGATGGTGAAAAGGCCGATGAACTGCTTGCTTTTGCAGGCCAGGCCAAGAAAACCACATAATTAAAGAAGGGGGGTGTTAGATAATGACTATTGGAAACGATGTACCAAACATCAGCTACGGGGTTCAGGGACCAGACTATAAACCCATTATACAGTCCAACCGGGAAGCAGCCCTTATTGTGGAAGCTACCCTGAAGGCCGGTTACGGGGTTTTGAAGACTGGAACGGCACTTGCTCTGAATACTTCGGCTGGAACAAAGGGAAAGCTTATTCCCTATGACGTGGCGTGTGATGTTGCCGCTGACCCTGCCGGTCGTGCCTATCTCATGGCAGATTCAGGAACCAATACTTACATTTATGTAGGCATTGAAGATTCCTACAAGTTTGCCGTTGGAGACGATATTGTTATCGTTGACAGTGATGGGGAAGGAACAGCCGACAATGGTGGGGCCATTACCGCTATTGACCGAACAACGGATTCTTACCGGGCCAAAATCATCTTTACGGATGCAGTTGCAGACAGCAAGACACTTGCTAAAAAGGCATATGCAGTTACCGAAGGGGCATGGGCTTGTGTGGGTATTCTGGACAAATCGGTGGATACAGGAAAAGGGTCCACGGCCAAAGGAGCACTTTGCTCTGTTGTTGTTTCAAATGCAGTTATTTACACAGGAATGCTCACGAATTATGATGCCAATGCCATTACGGACCTTGGTTCAAAAACGTGGGGAACTCGATACACCATACTTAAATAAGAAGGGGGGTGACGTAGAATGCCTAAAGGAATTGGAGAAATACCGAGCCTGAGATTGGAAGTTCTTCAGAATTTTGTTACCAAATTTCAGGGTCCAGCAAATCTTGCACTTATGAACATTTTCGGCCAGTCTGATTCTCCTTCTGATACCATCAGGTGGGAGTCTCAGGAAGGTGGCCGAGGGATGGCACAGCTTAAAGCTCCGGGTGCTCCTACGCCCAAGTCTGCTCCCGAAGGAATGGCCGAGCATTCAGCGAAGGCCGCTTTCTGGGGGGATAAGCGTTATTTTGATGAGGAGTTTCTTAACAACCTGAGAAAACCGGGAACGGAATCGGGGTATATGGAGGCTTCTCAGACGCTTGCCAATAACCTTGCCACGATGATTCGCAGGTGTGAAAGAAGGAAGGAATGGTTCTTTTCAAAGATGTTCACTTCCGGGTCTTTCACCTATGAAAGAGCACAGGGAGTTAAGGCAACGGTTAATTATGCAATTCCCACTACCCACAAGGTCGGTTTAACTACCGATTACAAGTGGGGAACTGGAACCAAGGCAAACATTCTTGGAGACGTGATGGATTGCAAGGGATTGATTGCCGATGATTGTGGCGGTCAGGTTGATTATATGATGTTCAACCGGACAGTTCTGCGATACATAGCAGCCAACTCAAGCATTCTTGACCTTCTCAAAAAGTCCAATTATGGTGATGGTGACCTTTTCAAAGGAAACCGGAACAGCATTGTTGGCGTTAATACAAATGTCCTGGGTTCACTTCTGGACATTCCCAATCTCATCGTTTATGACGAGCTTTATGAGGTTAAGGCATTTCTGACCGGGGCCGTGACTGGAAGTTCTACCACAGTCATTCCGGTAAGTGATGCAGGGGATTTTGTTGCAACGGGGACACTCCGGTTTTATGATTCTTCCGAAGGTACATGGGAAGAGGAAACAATTACTTCTGTTCAGGTGGAAGCGGGGACAGTGACCGTTGGAACTGCACCCACGGCAAGCTTCAAGGCAGGGGAAGATTATGTTACCATGAAGCGGAAGTACATACCGGATAACATGGTGGTTTTCTTTACATCCACTGTTGATGGGGAGAAGATTGCTGAGTTCAAACGAGCACCATTTGGGCTTGACAGGCACTATGGAATTAAAACAGACACGAAGGAAACTTGGGACCCCGATGGAATTAATCTTCGGGTCCAGGACAAAGGTCTGCCTGTTCTTTACCATAGGGATGGCCTTTACATCCTGACAGTTGAATAACTTTCCCAAAAGGAAGGAAATTACAAATGAGCATTGAGAAAATCAGGATAAAGACAACAATCAAAGCCGGAAGCATGACGTGGGTAGAAGGTACTGTTCTTGTTGCGACAAAGGACGAGCCAATACCCACTGACCTGCTTGGTGAAATTGAATCCAATACTGGAACGGTGGAGGTTCTTTCTGAAAAGAAGGAGCCTTCACCTTCCCCAGTAAAGGAAAAGAAGAAAGCCACAATAGAGGAAGCCGAAGAAGTGCTTCCTACCGATAAAAAGGCCGAAGAAGAGCCTTTGTCTGAAGGGACTGATGAACAGTCTCCCACAGAAACGGGTGAAGTGGTTGGTGAACAGCCAATGGTTTTGAGGAGAAAAAGGAAAATTAAGTGACTCAAACTGAGTTAATTACTCTTATCACTCAGGAGATTAAGAAACTTGCATCCAAAGTAACTGTCACTGATTATACCAATGCGACAAATGACGCAAGCAGGGAACTTGGATGGAGTTTTCCTGTAACTGGGGGTTTCAAAGAACTCTGGATTAAGAAGAGGTCCAAGAGACACCTATTTTACTATCTTCTGACTGAACGAGCCGATAAATTCAAATTTGAACAGATTAATCTTCAACATAAATTTGAGCATTTCCTTACTCTTATCAAAGAGATGGATGCCGAATTTAAAGAAGCGGTTGAAGAAAATCCGATTGAATTTGCCGATGTTTCTCTTTTAAACCTGTTTGGAACCAAGTTTGATGCCGGTTTTTCATATGAGGATGGTACAGGAGTGGATACCACTTATATGGATTCTAATTTGGTTATTCTTACTCCAACTGAAACTGATTAATTATGTCTGACTTTGGGGACGACATTAAGGAAGCCATTGAAGAAGTTGGCACTGCCATTACTTTGGAGAAGGAATCCCAAGTAATCAGTGGAGAATATATTGTAACCAAGTTAAACAAACAGGTAACAAAACCGTTTATCCGTGAGTTCTTTGTAGAAGCCGAATTTTCTTATGACAGTTTATCCACAGTAGGGGATATTGTTCAGATTGATGTAACCGGGGAACATTTTATTTTGATGAATAAAACCCCGGCATTGTTTGAAAATGATGTTTACCTCCATAGTGCTGTTTTATATAAGGCAAATGTAAGTGGAGAAATACTCAGGTCTTCAGGAGAAACCTGGGAGAACCCGGAAGTCCATAAACAATCGACATATGAAGTGGTTGCTTCTGATTGTTATGCTTTGCTTACCGAGCCTTTGTTTGGGGGTGGGGTTGAAGAAGATGAGGAGTTGGGAGAAATAGGGTTAGCAAGAAATGAGCTTTACATTCCCGAAAGATATGGAATTTTGGAAGGGGATAGATACCGAGCAATTTCTGGAGAATATTATAAGGTAAATGCAATTAAATTGAGAAGATTCCCTGGCGTTCTTGTTTGTGAGTTGTCAGAGGATTACAGATAAATGAAAAAAATTCTGTTTGTTGGGGAACACCCACTTGCTTTTACTGGCAATGGTGGAATGATGAATGCCATTCTATCTTCCATTGACAGGAAAAGATTTGAAGTTGTCTGCTATGCTGCCGAAACGGACAGTATTGACCCCGTTGTTTTAGCCAATTCAAGACTTCCCTATACAATAATCCCTGCTGGTGTTAAAGGTGATATTTGGGGAACACGAAAGCTCCTTGATGTTGTCAAGAGAATGGACTTTCATGTTTTGGCTATGATTGGAGTAGATGTTTGGAGATATTCAGATATTCTATTTGAATTAAAAATGGTAGCAAATGCCAGAGGATTTAAGTGGATGTCTATATTTCCATACGACCTTCAAATGGTACGTCCTGACTGGCTTCGATTTATAAATATGGTAGATTATCCGTATGTTTATTCCCAATATGGTAAAGCATTACTTGAAGGATATGTTCCAAACATTCAATATTTCAGACCTCCTTTGCACCCTTATAAATTATTCAAGAGATATTCTGAAAAGGAAAAGAAGGAACTTCGGAAGCAGATATTTCCGGCTGCTTCCAATGACCTTTTCATTTTTGGATTTGTTGGAAAAAATCAGCAAAGGAAAGACCCATTACGTTTAATAAAGGCATTCAGCCTTTTAAAAAGGAAGGTTCCAAATGTTTCTTTGTATTTACATACTGATGTTGACCGGGGAATGTTTAATCTTCGGCAATACTGCATGGACGTTGGACTTGGTGATGGAGACGTTAGAGGAAAACCACAGGGAACAGTTTATAAAAATGAGCAAATGACTCAAATCTATGCTTTGATGGACTGTTTGGTTAATTGCACCCAACAGGAAGGATTAAGTTATACTCCAATAGAATCAATGCTTTGTGGAACTCCAGTAATCCTTTCTGACTCCACGGCCCAAAAGGAAATTGGGGTAGAAGGAAATCTTGTTCCTTGTAATGAATTAAATTATCTTCCCATTAAAGGGGGAGTTGGCTCTGTTCATGTTGAAACAAAAAGTTGTAAGCCGGAAGATATGGCTTTGTTAATGGAAAAAGTTGCCACAAATGAAGAGTTCAGACGGGACTTAACAGAACGATGCTATAAAAAGGCAAGGGAATGGCAATCAGGAATTTCCAATATTAATAAGGTTCTCATGGACATAACAAAAGACGCTGCTGTTGTAATGAAAAAGGAAAGGGTTATTTTGTTTGTTCAACACTCATCTGCCGGTGATGTTCTTATGACCACCCGATGTTTTAAGGGATTGAAGGAAAGGCATCCGGGAATGCCTTTGTGGTATATGACACAATCAAAGTTTCATGACATTCTTATTGATAATCCCTATATTGATAAAATTTTAGATTGGGATGAAGGAAGCATAAGCAAATATGAAGTTGTTTATACCCCCCATTCAAAAAGGATTTTAAGGGGGAATTGGAATACTCTTGATGTCAGACTTTGTGATTTATACCATCTTATTTGTGAAGTGGAACCAGAAAATCCAATGGTAAATCCAGTTAATCCTGAGATTCCTTTGCCGGAGGAATATGTTGTTATTAATTCTGCGGGGGCTTCTCCTTATCGAATTTATGGACGAATGGGAGAAGTTGTTAATGACTGGGACGTTCCCATTGTTCAAATAGGAGCAGTTACCGACCCGATATGTAAAGGGGCGATTGATTTAAGAGGAAAATTGAGTTATCGGAATAGTGCCTGGGTGATGAAAAATGCTCTTGCTGCCATTTGTATAGATAGTTTTTGCTCTCATCTTGCCGGGGCAGTAAATACTCCATCAGTGGTATTATTTGGACCGGCTCCTCCAAGAACCACCGCCCCCCATTATATAGATTCAGGGGATACCATTTTTATTGTTCCAAATTTAATTAAAGTGTGTCCTCAACTTGGACATTGTTCTGGCGTTCCACGGGTTCAATGTAAAAATCCATGTATAAATACGATTGAACCTTTGGAAATAAATAAAGCTTTAAATTCTCTTTTATCCAAATGTTATGAATAAAATAGTTATTATTTATGGTTCTCCAAGAACAGGAACAACTCATCTATACTTGAGTTTTATTTCTCATCCTTTATGTCAAGGATATAATGAATCTCCAGAGGCACTTGGGTTTATTCAAAAAGGAACTCATATTGATAAATTATGGAATAAAACAAAACAGGAAATTCTTATTTTGAAGGGTTCTCAATATTGTTTTGAATTTGATGCAATTAAAAAAATAATGGACACAAATGATATCAAGTTAATTTTTACAGATAGAAATATTTTAGAAGTCATAGAATCTATGTTACAACACCCAGATAGTGTTGCATATGGAAGAGAAGATACAGTGTTACTTCCCGTTTCTGGTTTGTTAAGAAAAAAGTTTTTGATGTTGTGGAGTCTTACTTTGGGTCTTTCTGAAGATAAAAAAATAATAAATAGAATGGCTCTTCGATATTTATGGCATGTTGAAAGTATCAGTAAAGAAATGAAAGAGAAAAGTTTATGTCTTATTCCTTATGAATTAAGATTGGATTCTTTGTTAGTTTTTAAAAAACTGAATGACTTTATTGATTTACCGGAAGATGAAAATTTTTATAAAAATATTTGTAATTTTATATACCGACATATTTCACCGGAAAGAAAAAAAGAAATAAGAGATGGATTACTGCCGGAAGTATTGAATGAAATAAGAGAAAGTGGTATTGATGAAAGTACAATGGATTTGTAATAAATGTGGGGATAGAAATGAAAGATTTGTAAATCTTTTTGATTTAAAAAGAAATTTTATTTGTTTGGGATGTGGAGAACAGCATAAATTGAAATTGAAGGAAGGAAAAGAAGGACTTCCTAAAGGGGAAACTGAAAAAATTGGAGTGGAATGTATATGCTGACCCTTTTTGTTTTACCTTCATATAGTGATAAGGCAAATTATAATGCTACCATTCAGTCTTTCGATGGGATTGTTGATTTTACCTATAAAGTAAAAAACAACGATGAAATAAATCAACTTCGATGCGGAACCCATAAATGGTTTTGTGTCCTGTTTGATGATGAATACATTAATGAAAATTTGAGGGCTGCCCTCTCTGTTTTTGTAAAACATTATCAGGGGGATATCCTTGTCTTTTATAAAATAGATGGAAAAGGAATAATGAGTAGATGCCCTCGGTTGTTTAAAAATTATGTAGAAATACAGAAAGATTGTTTGCTTCCAACTTCTGAGGGATATCAATTTGAAAATGTTTTGAATGGGTGGGTAAAATCCCATGTTTAGAATTGTAATAGATGAAAATGATAGAAGAAATATCTTTTCAGCTTTGATTAGATTAAGGGAAAAAGTTCCAAAAGAAGTGGAAGATATTACCCCAATGCTTATGGCTGCTGATTATATGTTTCTTGTTGCAAGAAATATCAGGAGTGAAAAGTATTCTGCCGGGTATGCAGACTATGAAGATTCCTATGCAAAGTGGAAGAAAAAGAAAGGAGTTCCTTTTCCTGGATATTGGAAACTTGATAATATACTTGTTTCTGAATTGTCCATGTTTCGATTTAAAAAAGGGTGGATGGGAGGTATCCCCGCAGGAGTTACCGGGAAAAGAGGTCGTCCTGTTGCTCTGTATGGGGGAGCAGGGGAATATCCTGATGTTAGACCTGTTCAACCGGCCCGTCCTGTATTTACTCCTTCTTTTGAAGAGTATAAAGAGGGGGATATCAGAAGAAGGATTGACTTTTTAAATACAAAAGTGAAAAGTTGGTGGAGATAAATGAGAATTGTAAAAGTTGCTCCCAAAGATATTCATGTTACTTTTGAGATGAGTTTGGAAGAAGTTGGACATCTTCTATTCTTTCTTGAAAGGACGGCAGTAAAATTTAACAGTAAGAAGGAAGAAGAGCAAAAATCCATTGACTTTGTTACCGGAGAATTTTTTAAGACTTTGAGTGCTGTAGAGGAGGATTTTAAAGATGGCCCTTGACCCCACAGCCAGAGAATCAAATGTTCGGGATAGTCTGAAAAAGTTTTTTGTTGATAATCTATATAAAACAGAAGGTATTGAGCTTTTGTTTGACCGA